CCATGCTGGATAAGATTGAGGTTCAGTAATCATAAACATGGCTACATCTTCTTTGAAGCCTGCTCGCTTAAGACTGCAAAAATACTCATATAAGCCAATGCAATAAGCATCAAGCTTTGAGTAACCTTGTTCCTCTAATGCCTTAGTTGCTTTTCTTGCCATAGCAAAATGTTACCTGTCTAGTAAGATGTTATAGATTTCATCGACTCGCGTGTTGAGTCTTTTAATCTCAGACAACAGATGAGTAATGACATACCCAGACAAGCCACCGACTATTGCCAGTGTGCCTAAGTAGAGCGTGAAGAAGTCGGATTGTGTCACTTCTTAGGGGTCGCATATCCAAAGACACCAGCTAACACAGCCCAAAGAACTGCGCGATAGTCAAGTGCAAAGTTTGATGCAGCCCAAGCTGATAAGAACGCTCCAGCAGTAAGGACATAAGGGTTCTTCATGTTCATTAGTTTCCGCCTAACATAGGTATCGAATAAAACTCACCCAGTAAGTCAGCTTCTTTCTTAAAGCTAACATGCATGTGGTGAGTGTGTTTGTTAGCCCCTGTGTAGTTGCGCCACTTCCAGTTAAGGATGGGAGACGCAATCCTGCCGTTAAAAATAATGTACGAGATGCGCTTTTCTGCCTTAGACTTGCAACTGATTCGAAGCTGATCTGCAAGGTCTGGCATGATATACGGCTTGACTCCTGCACCGAATAGGTCTGCATCAAGGTCAATGGCACGAACCCAACCCTGCTCATCTGGATTATGATCAGACTTGCGAGCAGCGTGTCGGGTATCACCGACCCAACCATCCGATGCCCTATCACGATCTGGGAAGGAATCATCTAACTGCTCACGCAGTTGAATCGCGGCTTTGCTTAAACGCGGCTTCACAACTTGCACACTCCCATCGCTTTAAGTCATTTAGTAATAACTCATCATGGCCGCAATCTGGCATCGGAACTATAAATGCATCATCTATAGGATCATAAAGATAACCAATGCCCGCGTAATTAAACCTTATGTTAGCGTTGTAAGAAGTACGCTTACAGACTTGTCCTCGAAAGTTTCCGTACCATTCTTCTGGCGTTAAACCTTCAATAATTTCGTTTTCATCAACACCAACAATGACTTCAGTAACAATGTTACTTTCATCTAAAAATGCGTAATGTGCCATTATATTGTCACTGTTCCTGTTCCCGCTGTGAAAGTGTAAATAGTGTTGCCACCGCTAGAAGTTTTTGTATAAGTCAATCCACCACCAATAGAAGTTAAATCAGCAAAAGTATTTGGGTAACGAATAATGACTACACCTGAACCACCATTACCACTTGTACCATTTCCAACATACGGAGCTGCACCGCCGCCGCCACCGCCAAGATTAGTTGTGCCGTTTGTGCCGTCATATCCAACTGCCGCCCAAGCGCCACCCGCACCGCCGCCACCTGTACCACCAGTTGAAGCGCCGCCTGAATTGTAATTAGCACCACCACCGCCGCCAGCATAAGTTACTGATGAACCAGAATATGAATTAGATTGTCCAGCACCACCTGAACCTGAACCTGTAGTTGCATAAGCAGAAGTTTGACTTCCGGGGGCAACAGCTGAAGCACCACCACCGCCGCCAGCCCAAGCAGGACTTACATTGTTGTAACCATTAGAACCTGCAAAACCTTGAGCGGGGCTTGTACTTGGTGTGTTACCTGAACCCGGAGCAGTACTGCCTTGCATTCTGTTACCGCCGCCTGAGCCGCCATCGAAGCCAGTTGTACCATTAAATAATCCACCACCGCCGCCGCCGCCTGCTGAAGTAATGGATGAAAATACTGAGTCAGAACCGCTTACGCCTTTGTTACCAGCACTGTTACCAGCACCACCTGCACCGACAGTAACTGTAATTGATCCACTTACTGAAAATGATGCGGCTGTTCTAAATCCACCGCCACCGCCGCCGCCGCCAATATGGCTACCACCACCGCCGCCGCCTGCGACAACAAGATAATCAACAGTAGATGTCTTAGCTAAACCACCACCATTTAATAGCCCTGTTATTGTATTAAGCATTATGCAATAGCTCCTACAACATACCAAGTATCAGTAGCCACTTTAATACATGCAGCAGTTTTATATTGTGCAAGAGTTGGAGATGCTGCTACTGCTCCAGCACTTAAAATAGTTGTAGTGCCAGATGTAACTGCACTGATTGTAACTGCTCCCGCTCCCTTGTTTAAAACTGTAATAACAGTACCAACTGCAAAGGCTACGGATGCATTAGTTGGAATCTTAAATGCAACAGCTGTGGCCTTGTTCATAGAAATAAGAGCCTGATACTGATCTGCTAGGACAGCAGTGTAATCAGCAGTGGCATCTGTATTAACAGTAAAGGCAGTCAGCCCGTTCATGTTTGTAGCCGAAAGGACATTGCCTGTTGAGAATGGGAATCCGCTTGCCATAGTTGCTCCTTAGTAACTTAAAACGCTAGTGTCTAGAATACCGTATAATGTCGAGTCCAGTATAAAGCCATCAATAATTGGCTCCATTGTGGCGAAAGTAGTAACCCACGAATTAGGGGTTATATCGTGTGCTACTCCCTGAATCTGTAGGGTCTTGGTTATCGTTGATCCGCTATCTGTAGTGTTAGTAATTGTCACTGGGTCAAAATAATCAAGGTTAAGAGCTGCAGTAACTCCAGTCGAATAGTTGGCAGTCATAAGATCAAGACTCAAGGCATCAATACGGATGCTGGTGTCCTTACGAGATGCTACATAAGCCTGTGCAAAGTTCAATGCTTCTGCATCTGTCTGCATTAACAAGTTCTGCTGAGTGTATGAGTGCAGAAAGTAAGTGTCGATAGAAGCCGAATCGCTGGCAGTCTGAGTAGCACCGCCTGTGCGCTGGATATTGGCTTGGTTATAGACCAGTTTGTCATCAAAGGCGAACTTAACATTGGCATACGAAATGCCTGTGCCAGTCTGGTTAAAGACTGTTGGAGTACCGCCAATAGATGCGGTAGTAAAGGCTCTGTCTTGGAATATAGCGTTACCAGATGTATCTACATAGAAAGCGCCATACTCAGTCAGTTCGACTGTCTTGAGGGCTGTAAGAGCTGCTCTAGAACTTGCAGGGTCTGCCTGACAGGTTGTCTGTCCTGTATCAATATCACGCATGGATGAAGGCCAGTTGATTGTGTCTAGAATCCTGCCAATCCGTGTGCCAGTTGTCTCACCTGCTATCGCGCCCGTTACTGTGGTAATTGCTGAAGTATTAAATATCTTGAATGCATCAAAAGCTGTGATGGTGACATAAGCAGTTTCTTGGCCTTGAGGATAGGAATAACGATAATCTGCTGTGTAACCAGAGAATAAGTAATACTCAGTGCCAGAATAGTTAGCAGAAATGCGGAGTTTTCTAGCTGGTTGAAGATATCCATAAATCGGAGAAGAAGTATTCTGAGGGTTAAAGTCACCGTTAGGGTCAAGGATTCGAACAGTTGCTTGTCCAGCATCGTAAGTATCCTGCAACAAATTGCGACCTCTACGAATAGCGATGTTAGTTGTAGATGTTGAGTAATCAATAATCAGAGCAGCGTTATCAGCCAAAACATTTGTACCAAGAATACCTTTAGCAGGATCATCTAAAGTAAAAGGTATGCCATAAGCAGGGCCATTGGCAAAGTTTATGGATACTGTTAGTTCTGCTGGTAGCGCCATTAGACCGCCGTAATAACAGCTTGGCGACCATATCCAATAGCATAACCAGCCCATCCAGATTGAGCCAGAGCATCATTTATTGCTGCGTTAAGATCATTCTCGGTAATAATTGAACCTTGCACAGTAGTATTAATCGTTACGCCAGTTGGTAATTGATTGCCTGTACCGCTAGTTCCCAATCCTACTGTTGATGGCATTGATGTAGTAGTTCCACCATTAGATGTAATGCCAAGAGATGTATTGGTTGCACCTACAAATGGCACATAACCACCAAGAGCAGCTCTTTGGGATGCGGCTAAAGAATTAAAAGCAGATGCAGCAGAGCCAGCAAAGTTCTTGAAATAACCTTCAAGTGTGTCTAATTGTTCCTTGACAGACATTATGTTCCAGTTTTTAAAGATATTATCAAGAGGCTTTATGCTCTGTAAAGTGCTGACTAACTTTTCAGTATTCTTCTGTGCCTCATCCAGCATCTTGGTGTATTTATCAATTTGGTCAATGTTCTCAGCCTCAATAGCCTGCATGAGCTTTAGACGAATACGATCTTCTTCTGAAATCTTACCCTTAAGAGCTGCTTCAATTTGAATCTTTTGTAGGTCAAAGATTGCCTTGGCTTTAGCCAGTTTGAGATTATCTTTAGTGGATTTGGTTAAAGCCTGAGTTGCCTTAAGTTGTGCGGCTGCTGCTTTAGATGCAGCTATTGCATCGGCTTTCTGAGTATCCTGTGAGGACACGCTTGTTGAAATGTTACCCATGCCTTTAAAGCCAT